GAAGAGCTGCTTTGACCTCGGGCGCCCCTGTTTTCATCAGGCGATCGATTTTTCTGTTATAATTCCGGATTTCCTTCCGAAGCAGATCAATATCTTGTTCGCGCCATCTTATGTTAGCCATTGACTATCACCTCCGGAATATCGGCAATCCGAAGATCCTCCGGTTTCTCTATCACATATTCCCGATCGAGCCAACGCAGTACAGCATAGAAGCCGCGTTTTTCTATTGACTTGTAAAACTCAAAAGCCGGGGTGAATATTGCTGTCGATTTAATTCCGGTTCGAACAGTCTTCCTGTAGTTATATATATCAATCTCCGCTTTGATTCCATCGGCAAATTTTTTGCGATAAACCGGGCTTGAAAAATAAAATGTAACACAACCGTAAACTACGGTATACGGGCTTTCTGAGAGCTTATAATATATGCCCCTTTTAGATCTTTCAGGCATTTGTTCACGTCCTTTCTATGGATTGGGCCCGGTTAGGTTGACCGGGCCCGGTGGAGAGGAGATAGAGGAGATACACGAAGCAAGCGGCCGCCGTCAGGATCAGCGGATCACTTGCGGACAACGTCGAGAGTAAAAATACGGTTCGCGCCGCGGGCGATCTGCTTCACGCGTACAAGGACCCCGTTCGGCCATGTGGGAAGTCCGAATAGCTTCTTATCGCAGAGGCGGCGAAGCGCGTTATAGATTCCATACGATGTTGCCGAATATGAACGGCCGTCGGTATCGATCAGGATCACACGCGGGGAGGTTCGGATTTCGCCGGTTTTATCATCGACGATCTCGACGGGCTCTACAATGATATCGCGCACGTTGATTTCCTGTCCTATGTGGTCAGCGATCTTAACGTCCGGAGCGTTCATCGCATTATAGAGGACCGCGCGGTCATCGTCGGTTTCTGGCGAGAATGAGCAGTACATAGCACCGGAAGCTGACGCAAAGTTAGCGACGATCTCGTTTCCGGCTGCAGCGGGGACGATAGCGGTTTCGTTGACGGCGCTCTCGTTGATAGGGGTTTCATTGTTGATAGTCATAGTTTAGACCTTTCTGCGGCATTGATATAGTTTTGATTTCACCGCGACCGGCCGAGCCGGTTTCGTCCGGTTATCGTCCGGATCTCATCAGGCGGGATATATTACAACATTAACGTCCATCAGTCAGCCTCCTTTCTCATTGCCTTTCGGTTCTCTATTCGCTCGCTGAGTGTTGCGCCGGCAACACTAACAGCGATAACAACCCAGAATATAAGCATCCATGCGATAACCTTTGTCCTCCAGTCACACAGCCAGCAGATAGCCGCTGAACCTGCCATGCAAAAGATGATCGTTAGAATGTTTTTCGTCATTGTTTATCCTTTCTACCCTCGTAACCTCCGGGGCGGGATTTTGCTTTACTGTGCCAGCCTAAACACGTTAAAGAGGAAATTGCCCTCATCGTCTTTGACGCTATCAACAGCCGTGAGGTTTACAAGAGCTTCGCTCATCGGAGAGCCGTAGGTACCACGTTCCCACAGCCCGGATTTCTCTGCCATTTTCCAGAAGCAGTTAACCTCAATTCCGGCGTTCGGACCGGGGAAAGCGTGATGCTTCGTGAACTGCGCCCGGATAAAGTTTTCGCACCATTCGACTTTGACCTGTTTCATTGTTGTTTCCTTTCTGGTGTTTAGGATTGCCTTTTCCCTTTTGACATGCTTATTTTAACATCTATCTGCTCATTTATCAAGCACATTTTTGAAAAATGTGCAAAGAATTAGCAATATATTTTACTTGTTTTTTATACAATGATATGATAAAATTAAATAAAAGGGGAGGGCCGTTGTTTAATTGACGATTGCCACCGCGGAACGTTACCGGTTGATCCCGGCCGCGGGCGCCCAACGGGATTAACGATCTAATCGGCTAACGCGGCCTTATCTCCGACTAAATAGAAAGGAAAACACGCGCATGGGTGAATGGGCACAGTTAATATCAAGTCTCGGGGTCCCGATCGTCGCTATGATCGGCCTCGCATGGTACATTGTTAAAAGAGACAAAGAGAGCAGGGAAAGAGATAGCGAACTTGAAGCGATGCTCGAAAAGATCGTACAGGAACACCGAGCTGAAGTTTCCGAGCTTCGGGAGGTTGTATCAAATAACACCTTGATTCTTACGCACATATATGAACGAATGGGAGGCAGCCTTGAATGAGATCTGCAATCGAATTTGTAAAATATTTATTTCAACGGCTGCCTGCTAACAAGCTGTTGCCCGGTACATATTATTGTACAGATGGAAGTGATATCGGATCCGTCCCCGCTCATTATCTCATGGGTACAACTGGATTCGTGTGTACCCAATGGCGGCTTGATTATGCATATTCGAAATACTATTCCACTCCGTCCTACGGTTCATGGGCCCGTGATGCATTCGATAATATAACACGGTCGTGGATCTCGGAGGGAGCTTTCCTCTATGACTGTCAAGGACTGCTCGACGCGTTCGTCGGGCAGGATACTAATGCTGCTGCGTGTTACGTTAACTGGTGCGGTATTAAAGAGCAGGAAGCACTTGATTATATAATGGAGCGCGGCGAAGCAGCTGCAGGTGCTTGCGTTTTCAAGCGTAATTCGGCCGGCCGAATTCATCACGTCGGGTTTGTAGTAGGAGTAAACGCGGCCGGCATTCCGCTCGTAATTGAAGCAAAATCCTTTAACGATGGGATTGTTATGTCAACGCTTGCTGACGGTTGGAACGAATACGGGATTCCGAATCGGGTCCTTGAATTCCCCGAGATTGAAAAGACCCGTTTCCGCGTTACGAATCCGAAGCAGCGCGGTGAAAAATATGAGCTCATGCAGCGTGCGCTGCTCGCAAACGGCTATGATCCCGGAACGATTGATGGGGTGTGGGGCAATAAATCCCAAACCGCCTTTGACGAGTTACTCAGCGTTAATCGCAAACCGGTTGTTGTGAAAATGTCGATCAACGGACAGTCCGTTATAAATAACGAATACTAAATGAAAGGAAATAAATAAAATGGCAAAAAAGACGCTTGAAGAACTGATCAGCGAATTTAACCTTATCGTCGGCGATAACGATTCCGAAGATGTTCTTTCTTTCCTCGAAAATCTCACAGACACCGTGAACGCAGTACCACCTGCGGAAGCTGAAGATTTGCGTGGCCGCGTCGATGAGCTCGAAGGACAGCTCAGCGATCTAAGGAAAAGATATCGCGATCGCTTCTACGGGCGAACCGATGATAAGGAAGAGGATGAGGACGTTGAAACCGAAAAGGTAGACGGAGACAGTATTAAAATCAAAGATCTATTTAAGGAGGAAAATTAATCATGCCCAATCGACCGAATAAGCTTACAGTTACCAATGTATCGAAAGACGTTATTAACGCAATCCTGAATGAAGGTTGGTCCGTCAACTATCGGGATTATGTACCCATCACCGCAACCGACGCCGATTCTATTCGTGACATCGGTAAGATCATTATGGATGCACCCAACCTCCGAAATGCATTCGCATCAGACCTTATTAACAGGATTGTCCTTGTTATCGTAACCTCGAAGATGTATGAGAATCCGTGGGCGCGTCTGAAGAAAGGAAAGCTCGATATCGGCGAATCCGTCGAAGAGATTTTCGTAAACATGGCGAAAGCGGAGCTCTATAATCCTGCCGGCAGTGCTGAAACCGTATTCAAGCGTTCAATACCCGATATCCGCGCCGCGTTCCATGTTGTGAACTATCAGGTGTTCTATCCTGTTACGATCGAGAATGAGGACCTGTCCATGGCGTTCACAACCCAAAACGGTCTTTATAATCTGATTGAGAAGATCTATGAAACCCTGTACACGGCCGACGCTTACGATGAATTCAACGTTATGAAATACCTCATCGCCGAGCATATTCTTGCCGGTCATATCAAGGTTGTTCCTATCCCCCCAGTGCAGGAAAGCGAGACGAATATTCGCACAGCTGTTACCAAAATCAAAGCAACGTCAAACAAGATGAAATTCCAGACATCCGAATACAACCTTGCCGGCGTAAAGACCCACGTTAAACATGAAAATCAGACTATTATAGTATCCGCTGATTTTGACGCAATGATGGACGTTCAGGTCCTCGCCGCAGCATTCAATTTGGAGAAGGCGGAATTCCTCTCAAAGCGCCTGCTTGTCGATTCATTCGGGTCTATCGATATCCCCCGCCTTGCAGAATGTGCTCCGGAACTCTGTAACAATATCGTCTATGATACCGACGGCCACGTCATTTCTGCTGAGCTCAAAAATATACGTGATGAAGACCTCAACCGGCTTAACTCCATTCCGGCTGTCATTATTGACGATGATTATATGCAGATCTATGATCGTCTTATCACTATGGAGGATATCCGCAATCCGAAAGGCCTCTATACGAATGCGTTCCTTCACTGTTGGAAGATTTTCAGTATATCCCCGTTCGCTCCCGCTGTTACTTTTAGTGTAAATGAGGTTACCAGATTGTCCGTATCCGTAACACCGGCAGCAGCGAATACCGTCAAAGGCGGTAACGTTAATCTGCAGGCCGTCGTCACCGGAACCGGATTCATCGATCACTCCGTAACGTGGTCGCTTTCCGGTGCAAATTCGACCGGAACCGTCATCACAGCCGCCGGAGATCTTCATGTCGCAGCCGATGAGACTGCCAAGACGATTACCGTAACGGCAACGTCTAATGAGGACCCCTCACAAAGCGGCAGCTCAACTATCACTATTTCTGACAACGTTTAGTCAGTGAAATGGCAATCTGTAACTGTTTATTTAATTCGGGCCGGAGTGATTCCGGCCCGCCAAATAAAAGGAGATACTGATATGTATGCACCGATTCCCGACGGAGAAGTTAAAGTTTTAACTAACATTCCACTCGATCCGGATTATAATCATACAATATTTTTCGATTCTGAAACAGCTCGTACAGCTTATTTTGAATCGCACTCCAGTAGTTATTTCTCGTTTGATAAAATGATTTATATACGACAGACTGGGCGCGTGCGTGCTCCTGTCTCCGGTGATCTTTTTCAAAACTGTAATTATATGATGTATCGTAATAAACAATATCTTGATAAATGGTTCTATGCTTTCATTAAACAGATATATTATATCAATGATAATTGCTGTGAAATTGAATTCGATATAGATGTAATGCAGACTTATTTTCCGAATTGCTTAATACCTGAGTGCTGGATAGAGCGTGCTCATACTCCTACGGATAACATAGGCGATAACCGCGTTTCAGAGAACATCGATATTGGAGGGTACGATATTGAAAGTACCTCTCAGCCGGATGAGCTCGCAACTGACTGGACTGTTATCATGTATTCTACATTCGATCCGAAAACGTTCCAGGCAAGCGGCGGAACCTTGAATAACGGTATGTATTCTGCACTCGCAAGAACAGCTATCGGTCGTTTAAATATGAATAAAACACAATCTGGTGTAACAACTGCAACATGGGTGGCATCGCCGATTCCTATTATTGAAGATATCGTTAATAACCACGCTGATCTTGTTGAGGGAATAGTCGCGATTATACTAACGCCGACATTCTTTGAGAATAATAGAATTAAACATTTCACAGTAACAAGGCCATCATCGTATACAGGATATACAGTACGAAACAAGAAACTGTTCACTGCGCCTTATCTTGCTCTCTATATCTCTGACGGTGCTTCCAATGGCAAGTTCTATGAATTCGAGGAATTCATAAGTTCCGGCGGTGCAGCCGCACAATTTGGTATATTTTCAGATAATGCGCCGGCCCAATCTGTTATCCTTGCACCGTATAACTATAAGGGAAGCGGCGATAACTCCTTGAATTATTCCGAAATGATGCTCGATACCTCTTTTCCGCAATGTGCATGGGCAAGCGACGCATTCAAAACTTATCTCGCTCAGAATCAAACGAATATCGGGTTAAGTGCTGCTCTCGGCGTTGCGCAAATTGCCGGTGGAGCTATCACTATAGCAGCAACCGAAGGAGCAGGCGCAGCGGTAGGAATTGGAATGATTGCATCTGGGCTAACAAGTATTGCCGGTCAAGTTGCTGACATTAACGACAAGTCGAAGCGACCGCCGACATCTCACGGAAACGTGACCGGCACAGCACTATATATTGCCGGAGAAAAGACTTTTAGAGCGTATGTTATGAGACCGCGCACTGAATATCTAAAGATTATCGATGATTTTTTTGATAAGTTCGGCTATGCAATTAAAGCCTTCGGAAAACCCAACTTTAATGCCCGTCCGCATTGGACCTATTTAAAAACCTCGGACGTTGTTGTAAAAGCGGCTGGTTATGCAGGCAGTGCAAGCGATCGAAAGAAGATCGCACAGATACTTGACCGTGGCATTACGTTCTGGAACAATCCGACGGAAGTCGGAGACTATTCGTTAGATAACACCGTTTAAAAGGAGGTAATTTAATGTTTCTTGCAAATCCTTTCTCAGGCTCAAAGCTTACGATTCAAGAGCGTTTTCAGAAAGAAGCTCAAATAATGAACGTTGATACATATACATATTGGTACGCGAGACTTGTTGAAATTGCTATCGCCGGTTTTGAATGGAAGAACCTCCCTCCCGAAATCGATCCGCGCTTCCTTGAAATGATCCTCTGCTTCGATGGGAAGGCTCTGTTCTATTTCGACGATGATCTCGGAGAGTATGTTGCACTGCAGTTCTTTAATTCGTCAACGCTCGATATATACCGCGAACCGTTCAAACGTACAGCGTTTTCGCCTGCTGTTAATTTCCGGCATAAGGCACTCGATGAAAGCGAAAGTGTTATTATATGGAATAACGGTCTACACCTCCCGGAGATCCTGCCGCTGCGGTTGTATGCTCGACGGATCGCAGAGTGTGAACGAACAATCGACGTTAATGTTAAAGGGCAGAAAACCCCGAAGATAATCCGATCTACGAATGAAGAACGGCTCACGATCGAAAATCTATTCAAGAAATACGATGGAAATATCCCGTTTATTTTCGGTTCGAAAAATCTCGCCGATATGCAGGATATAACCGTACTCGATACCACGGTTCCTTTTGTCGCTGATAAAATACAGATTCTCAAAAGACAGATATTCAACGAAGCACTAACCTATTTCGGGATTGAGAACGCGAATTCTGAAAAAAAGGAGCGCCTTGTATCGGATGAAGTCGCATCCAATTATGGCGGCGTCGATATTGCCCGTCGAACCCGTCTAAATGCTCGAAAGCTCGCTTGTCGAAAGATCAATGAACGGTTCGGGCTGAATATCGATGTTGAATTTGCGTCCACTTCACCGCGTGAACGCGAAACATTAATCGAAGAAACGGAGGATCTCATCAATGAGTAAATACACGTCGCAGCTTCGTTATATATGTGAAGCGAAATCCGGATTCACACCGGAAGAGATCGCGGAAAAGACGATCGATGAAATTATCGCAGCGGCACGAGATGCGATCTTTGATTTTGACTTTCCGATCCATTCGGAAACGTTCCGACCGACGCTTGAAAACGAAATCCTACTCCATTTCTATATGAATGAAATCGGAATGGAAACGTACGGACTTTGGCACTACTACCTAATGCGGAAGCTTCGTGAGATCATGCCGTATTATTCGCAGCTTTACGCGTCTGCCGAACTCGAATTTAATCCGTTTCACGATGTGGAATATACTAAAACACACGACGGCGTATTAACCGGAGATAAGCAGACAACCGGAAACGTACAGCAGCAAAGCGAAAGCGACGGAAACACCACCGATCAGAGCGAAACGGAAACCTCAGGCAGCGGTACTGCTAACGGAACGCGCAGCGAACGCCGGGAAAAGAATATAACCGGCCGAGAAGTTACAGATACGAGGTCCGAAAATGACGGGACCGGATCACTCTCGAAAACCGGATCAAAGCAGATCTCGAATTCGTTCAGCGAAAGCAACGTTTCCCGGGATGCGTATTCGGCGACGCCTCAAACGTCTGTTCGGGGTGTAGAGGGAGACGGATCCGGAGATCCGGA